TACTTCTTACTTTTCTTCTCATCCTCTTTCTTTTTCTTAGCTACATCATACTTGTTTTTATTCTCTTTAGCTATTTGTAGTTGGGTAGCTGCTATATCTTTTTGAGTTTGCAGTTTTTCTCTTTCTATAGTATTCTTTTCCCTAGATTCAGTGACTCTATTATTTTCCTTCATTACATCTACATTAATAGCCTGTTGATACTCATCTGACTTTCTCATTTTATCCATAAAATCTAAGTAATCCGATTGAGCATTGGCATTAATATCCTGCATGGCACCGTATCCAGCAGATCTAATCTGAGCCTCAACAATATCTTTCTGTCTGTCTTTCTCATTCTCAGAAGCTTCAAAATCTCTCTTAGCTTGTTCTTGCTGTGCTTGAGCTTGAAGAGCTTGTTCTTGCATTTGTTGCTGTTGCTGCATTTCTTGCTGGCGAATCATCTCAGCTTTCTGCTCATTCTTTTTAAGGATGTGACTAACCTCGGCAATAGAATCAGACTTAATAATGTTACCGAGATCAAAGATACTAGCACCACTTGTATTATTATTGATAGCAAGTTGCTTAAGTTGTTCAAGAATAGCCCGCTGATTTGCTTTAGTAGTTGCAAAAATGTTAAGATCCCTGAGTAACAAGTCTGTCCCGTTGATCTCAAAGTTCTTCTTTTCATCTAGAGTAGTAATATAATTGAGCCTGGTTGATGCTTTAGTTGAATGATAATACTGAGCTAGGTCAGTTCTCATCTGATGTACTCTAGGCATCAGATAATCACAGTGTTGAATAAAGTAAGTCTCAGTCTGAGCATAACTAGCATTGATAGATTGTTCTATACCAGTAGCTGTTTGTCTAGATATCTCCTGACCAAGTCTTTGCGGAGTAATACCTATAATCTCAAATGCCTGTTGTTTAAAGTACTGAGATAACTGAATCCTTGACATCAGACGCTCAGTCTGTGACATATCCAGCTTCTGGAAGTGATTAAAGTTTAGTGCATTCTCAGTATTGGTAATAGAAGTATCCAGAGGTAACATCTGGAAGTTCTTCATTGCTACATATGCTTTAGCAAAGTTACCCTTTCCCCAGTCTTCACCCAGAGAGTGTCTAGGCAAAGAGTTCTGGTCAAGCATGATTACAGTACCCAATTCATCTACAAGTATGTCTGCAATCTGATTGTTTACAATGTTGTAGGCAATTTGAAATGGCTTCATCAAGTCAACTAATGATCTTGAATAAGTATTTCTATCAGAGAATATAGAACCTTCTACAGGAAGCTTGCAACCATACATAGAGTTATCACCCTTGAACTGGAACTTAAGTGGTCCAATATGGTTCTGATTAATACCTAAGTAGATCGGAGTAATACCGCCAGGGTTATTAGTGCCCCAGAAAGTAGGTCTGTTAGGACCAACCTTTACACCACCCCAAACTTGGTTAATCCAAATCCAGTCAATGTGCTCACCAAATACTAGGTTGTATTTGTTTTTATTTGCCTGTAGAGTGGTAGCATACTCAGGCTTTTCAGTCACTTTGTAGTCCTCATCTACAATCATAGAGATGACTTCACCTGATTCTGTGATTCTGGTAAGATGACCTACTTTTCTTTGTGACTTCCAATATACAGTAGTAACACGGAGAAGGTTGGACATACCCATATCCAGGTAGTCTTCATTCTCCATCATAATCCAGTTTACAATATCACCACCATATACAGCGCTATCCCACATAGAAGTAAACTGCCTGTAACCAAGTGATGGCATATTAGTATTCCACTCATGTGACTTGGTACCATCGTAGTAACTACCATCATTCTGATAACCCTGAATAGGGTAACCGGCAGACCTTACTGGATAGATAAGTTCTATAGATGCCATCTGCTCCTCAGTCATCAACCATCCATACTTGTCAATGACATCAGCTACAGTCATCATATCATATTTACCGACCCAGTTTGACTCAGAAATATATCTCCTTTCTGGTGACTTCTGATAGAATGTAAGAACTGGATTCCAAAGTTCTACCTCATAATCATCCTCAAGCATTTTAAAATGCCAAAACTCTCTATCTGTAATGAGCAAATCTCTAAAGCCTCTCTCCTCTAGCTCATCCATTCCAAATCTTTCCACATCTACTCTATGCTGATGCTCTGCCCATTGTTCTACCATAGAACGGTAATCCTTCTGAAAGAATGCTTCAATCTCTGGAAGAGACTTAAGACTTTCTGGAGAGGTAGCCTGCTGAAATTCTTCAGATTCAGGATCTACACCCATCTCCATCATCTTTACATTTACCTTTTGCCTAGCCTCAAATACAAGTACCTGTTCAACCTGTGACTTTTTGAGTTCTAGCATTTCATTATATGAATACTCATCTACAGCAGAATAAGTTACCCGGGTAGATCTTTTAGCAAATTCTGCAGTAAGAGTATTAATTACATTAGGGATAATAGGATAGAACTTAAGTTCTAGTGCAGATGCATCCTCTTTTGTTAGAGTATCAATTAAATCTGCATACTCATTATCCTCTTCAATTACATAGTCTGTTCTATCAATAATACCTTTAGCCAATTTATAGTTCTTCATCAACCTTCTGGCATTTCTGCGGACCATTTTAAGTCCTTGCCACTCCAACCAGTCTAGGCACCAAGCAGCCCAGTCCTTGTCCTTTTTTGATCTAGGCAAAAACTGAATAGGCTGATTAAGAGTACCCATTTTGTTGTACTCTGTCTTAGCACCTGCCTTAGCTTGTAGGGCGTTATATATTTGCATACTATCTTAAATTTCTAAATGGTTGTTTAGGAACTCTCATTCCATCAAAGCCAGAACCGGCTCCACCTATATGACGGAACGGGCTCCTAACTAATTTACTGAATTTATTGGAGTTATCCAACTTTTTTACATTTGAGGTTTCCTCATATCTCTTCCTATATCCTCTGTTTGCCTGCTGAACTTTGGCAAAAGCAACTAGTGCAGCAAAGCTAACCAATCTATCCACGTTTACACCATCCCTGTATGCCATCATTTCCTTTAATAGCATGGGGTCTGGTATTCTTTCTACGCCATATTTAGTTCTAACTACTGTACCATCTGTTTTAACTTCTGCATCTAGTTCTTCTTTTAAAAACTCAATAGCGTAGCTAAGCATATGACTTTTGAATAGTGTACCTGTATTTCTCCAACCATAATCCTGATAAACAGTAGCATTAGCACCTATATCTTTTAGGAAAAGAATTTGTGATCTGGGTACAAGGTACTTCTGTTTTTTCCTGTAAATCATGTAGTTAATAAACTGTGATATGTTATTTTCTACAATTGTCCAGGCATTGTACCATTCAATTATAAGCTCTAGTCTCTCGTGAGTTTTATTAATATCATCAAATCTGCCGCACCATGCTGCTACAATCTTATCAGCTTCAATGAATGTTTGTATCTCTGAGCCATTATTTCTAGTTACTTCAACCGGTCTTTTATAAATATATATAGAGCACAGTGATTCTGAGGTAGTTGTTTTACCTTCTCCAACGGGGTCAACAGAAGCATAGTAGGTACCAAATTCAGCATCCTTTTCAGGTCTTTCCCATACTACCAAAACACCAGTTTTATCCTCTGTGTTTTTAGTTATCGGGAATTCTCTAATGGGAAGCTTGTTTGTTACTTCTACTTCTATCTCACCTTTAGCATCTCTATGTATATCCAAGAACTCATAGGGATATTCTTTGTCCTCAATTCTTTGCATCTGTGCTGTGACAAGATGCCCCGGAAACAATGAGACTGTTCTGTAATCAAATGCTTCTTTTACATTTCTGGGATGCTGAGAAATACGAAGCTGGTACTCCTGTGGATCCAGTTGTTTTTTCCAAGTAGCAAACTGCTCATCAAGAGCTTCTAAAGCTTCTTTAACCTGGGAGTTTCCAAATTTGTCAACAAACGGTGGCATTGACCATTGCTCTGGAATAAACAAACCAGTTGTTCCAAGTGTGCCTTTATCATCTATAAGATCTGAGGGAA